ATTTAAAAAAAACTAAACATTTAAAAAAAACTAAACATTTAAAAAAAAATAAAAAAACAAGAAGAAATTTAGCAAAAAAAAAATATAATGGAGGCAGTGTACAATTACAAATCTTATCAGATGGAATAAGAGATATTCAAACAAATTTTGATTCATTAAAGGATACAATACAAGGAAATAATTAATTTTTTTTATATAAATATTATATAAAAAAGAATGAGTAAATACTTCAATAAATATAAAAATGATTTCAATAATCTTTGTAGTCCAGCGTTTTTATATCTATTTATTTCTGTCTTTGCATTTGTTATAATGGCCATACAGAATTATGGAAATAATGATAAATTTTGTTTAGGAGCATATGATTGTAATGTTCCAAATACATTTATAATATTTGTTTTTAATGCAATTTATATATTATTTTGGACTTTTATATTAAATACATTATGTAAAGCAGGTTATAAAGAGATTTCTTGGTTTTTAGTATTATTACCTATTATATTATTATTTATAATATTTGCTTTAATTATTTTAAGATATTCATAATTTTTTTTATTATTAATTATATTTATTAATAATTTATTAATAAATATAAGAATTTTATACTATAAGTATATTATAATATAAATATGGATAATAGTTTAATATGGTCTGTAATAGAAAAATATTTTGAATCTGATAAAAATTTATTAGTTAGACACCATATTGATTCATTTAATGATTTTTTTGAAAATCAAATTTTTAAAATAGTTAGAGAAAAAAATCCAATTCAAATATTTAAAGATCAAAACCCAGAAACAAAAAAATACAATTTACAAGCTGAATTATTTTTTGGAGGTAAAGAAGGTGACAAAATATATTTTGGAAAACCTATTATTTTTGATAAAAATAGAACACATTATATGTTTCCAAATGAAGCCAGATTAAGAAATATGTCATATTCAACAACTATACATATGGATATTGATATTATATATAAAATAACTGATTCTGAAAATAACGAAAAAATAACAGAATCATCATTAAAAAATATTTATTTTGGTAATTTTCCAATTATGTTAAATTCAAATTTATGTATTTTAAATACATTATCCAAAGAAACAAAATTTAATATGGGTGAATGTAAAAATGATTTAGGAGGATATTTTATCATAGATGGAAAAGAAAAAGTTATTATTCCTCAAGAAAAATTTGCAGATAATATGATTTATATTAAAGACAATTTTAATGAATTATATAGTCATTCTGCTGAAATAAGATGTGTTTCTGAAGATGCATCAAAGCCAGTAAGAACATTATCAATTCGTTTATTAAGACCTTCCACTGTTTTAGAAAATAATCAATTATTAGTAAATGTACCAAATGTAAGAAAACCTGTACCATTTTTTATTTTAATGAGAGCTTTAGGTATAATAAGTGATAAAAGTATAATAGAACATTGTTTATTAGATATTGATACAAATAAAAATTATTTAAACTTTTTCAAACCATCTATTTATGATGCTGGAAATATTTTTGAACAAGAAACAGCATTAAAATATATGGCAACATTGACTAAAGGAAAAACTAAATCACATATATTAGAAATATTAATGGATTATTTATTACCACAAATTGGTGAAAATAATTTTAAAGACAAAGCATTATTCTTAGGCTTTATGGTATATAAATTAATAAAAATTTATTATAAAGAAGAATTACCAACTGATAGAGATAGTTTTAAATATAAAAGAGTAGAATTAACAGGTACTTTATTATATGATTTATTTAAAGAATATTATACATTACAACAAAAACATATATTTAAAACAATAGATAAAGAATATTATTACAAACAAGGTATTTATCAAGATAATTTTACAGCATTAATTGAAAATAATTATAATGAATATTTTAAAGATAGAATATTGGAATCTGGTTTTAAAAAAGCATTTAAAGGAAATTGGGGAGCTGAACAACATACAAAAAGACCAGAAGTCATCCAAGATTTAAATAGATTATCTTTTAATTCTTTTTTATCACATCTAAGAAAATTAAATTTACCATTAGATTCCAGTGCAAAAGTAGTAGGACCAAGATTATTACATTCATCTCAATGGGGAATTATTGACCCAGTTGATACACCTGATGGTGGAAATGTAGGTTTACATAAACATTTATCATTAGGTGCACATATAACAAATGGTTATAGTAAAAAAAATATAATTAATTTATTGAGAAAATTAATTTTTATGTCATTATTAACAGAATGCAATAATAAATATTTATCAAAATCAACAAAAATTTTTATTAATGGTTCATGGATAGGTGTTATAGATAAACCAAATGAATCTATGGATATTTTATTAAATTATAGAAGATTAGGATTAATACCAATTTACACTAGTATAAGTTGGAGCATCAGTGAAAATATTATATACATATTTACAGATTCAGGAAGATTATGTAGACCTGTTTTTTATATAAAAAATAAAACGCCTAGTTACATAGGAAAAGAAAAAAATATTACTGATGACAATTATACCTTTTCTAATTTATTAATGGGATTTAATAATTTAAATAAAGATATTAATATTAGAGATTTTATAAATAAAAATTATGTAATTTCTGAACCAGAAAGTATTTATAGTTCAAAAGATATAGATAATTTAATAGAAAATTGTGGAATAATTGAATATTTAGATACAAGCGAAACAGAAACATGTCTAATTGTAAATGATATTAATAATATTAATAAATTTACAAGTCATCTAGAAATTCATCCATCATTAACTTTAGGAATTATGGGAAATCAAATAGTTTTTCCAGAAAATAATCAGTTACCAAGAAATTTATTTTCATGTGGTCAAAGTAAACAAGCGGTAAGTTTGTACAATTCTAATTATCAAAATAGAATTGATAAAATGGGTGTTGTTTTAAATAATGGACAAAAACCATTAGTAATTAGTAGATATTTAAAATTTATAAATAATGAAGAACATCCTTATGGATTAAATGCAATTGTTGCAATTGGATGTTATGGTGGATATAATGTAGAAGATAGCATATTATTTAATGAAGGTTCAATAAAACGCGGAATGTTTAATACTACTTATTTTAATATGTATGAAAGCAGAGAAGAAAGTTCAAAAATTTCATCAAATATTATTGATTCAAAATTTTCAAATATTGAAAAAGAAAATGTTGTAGGAAAAAAACCCGGCTATGATTATTCTTTATTAGATGAAAATGGTTTAATTAAAGAAAATACTGAATTAAATGATAAAACAGTTGTAATTGGAAAAATTACAACAAATATGAACAATCCAGATACATATTTAGATGCATCAATTACACCTAAAAAAGGTCAATTAGGATTTGTTGATAAATCATTTATAACTGATTCAGAAGAAGGATTTAAAATTGCAAAAGTAAGAATAAGAGAAGAAAGAATTCCAGCACAAGGTGATAAATTTTGCAGTAGATGCGGACAAAAAGGAACAGTTGGATTAATTATTCCAGAAAAAAATATGCCATTTACAGAAGATGGAATAAGACCTGATTTAATTATAAATCCACATGCTTTACCAAGTAGAATGACTATTGGACAATTAATAGAAACATTAATGGGAAAAGCTTGTTCTATTTATGGAGGAAAAGGTGATTGTACAGCATTTATAAATGAAGGTTCAAAAAATAAAATTTTTGGTAATATGTTGAAAAAAGTTGGATATAATTCTACTGGAAATGAAATATTATATAATGGTGAAACTGGTGAACAAATGAATATGGAAGTATTTATTGGTCCCTGTTATTATATGAGATTAAAACATATGGTTAAAGATAAAATTAATTATCGAGCTCAAGGACCAAGAACAGTTTTAACTCGTCAAACTGTACAAGGTAGAGCAAATGATGGTGGATTAAGAATTGGTGAGATGGAAAGAGATGGTATTATTGCACATGGAGCTAGTTATTTCTTACAAGAATCAATGCTTAAAAGAGGAGATGAATATCATATAGCAATATGTAATAATAGTGGAACCATTGCTATATATAATTATGAAAAAGGTATTTTTGTAAGTCCTTATTCTGATGGTCCTCTTAAATTTTCCAATGATGTTATCACTAATAATCAAAATTTAAAAGTAATTACAAAATATGGTAAAAGTTTTAGTATTATTAAAATACCATATTCATTTAAATTATTAATACAAGAATTACAAGTTATGAATATTCAACTTAGAATAATTACAGAAGATAATATTGATCAATTAACATCTATGAATTCAGAAAATACAAAAAATATATTAAATGCCGATATTTTGAATTTAGATACAAAAGATATAAAAAAAGAATTAGAAAAAGATATTGAAACAATTGAAAAATCTAAACAAGATGAAGAAAGTAAAGAAAAATTTGATGATGATGATGATGATGATAATAGTGGTTTAAGTCAAGTAACAATTGATGCTATTGAAAAAGCTAATAAATATTATGAAGAATATAAAAATTTAGAAGATGATGAATCAATAAATTCAGATGAAGAAGAATCTAAACCTCCATTAAGTATTGGAGAACAAATTACAGAAGGTATTACAAATGTTGTTAATTTATTAAGCGGAAATAATAAAAAAGAAGATAAAGAAAAAATAGAAGATGAAAAAAAAACAAAAGACGAAGAACAAAAATATGATGAGGAAAAAACAAAAGATAAAAATGAAAATCCAGATGATAATGAAGAAATTGAAGATGATTTAAGTAAAGAAAAAAGTGATAAAACAAAAAAAACATTAATATTTAATACTGATATTGATAATAATGAACAAACAGAAGATAATAATAGTTCAGAAAAAAAAAAAATAATTAGTATTAATTAAAAATTGAAATTATAATAAAGATAAAATATATAATAATATTAATAATGGCTTCTAATAAAAATATTATTAATATATATCAATCTAGAAAACACATATTAGAAATTTTAAAAACCAGAGGTTTTGATATAACAACATATGAAAATTTTGATATCAATGAAATTCAAATTTTATCAGATAAAAATGAATTAGATATGTTAGTTAAAAATAATACTGATAAAAAAGTTTACATAAAATATTATGTAAATAAAGTTATAAAAACTCAAAATATTTATTCAATTGTAGATGATATATTTCATTTAGAAAATATTTTAACAAAAAATGATGATCTTATTATAATTATTAAAGATGAACCAAATGATACATTACAAACAAACGTAAAAGATATATGGATTTCTGATAATATTTATGTATCTTTAATAAATATTAAAAGATTACAATTTAATATTATTAAACATACCTTAGTACCAAAACATGAAGCTTTAACATTTGATGAAATTAATGATTTTAAAAAAAAATTTAATATATTAAATGATGTTCAAATACCTGATATTTCATTTTTTAGTCCTATATCAATTGTAATGGGATTTAGACCTAATGATATTATAAAAATAACAAGAAAAAGTCCTACTAGTATTAATAGTTATTTTTATAGAATCTGTAAATTTTAATAATTTGTGAATTAATAATTTATAGCAATAATATAATATAAATTATTAATAATGAGTGAAAATTATTTTTTTAAACCACAATTAAATTCTTCAGGTGAACCTGTTTGTTCTATACCAAATGATAGCAATCCACGATTTAAAGATGACAATAATTTATTTGATATGAATAAATTTAGAAGTTATATGAATGATACCGATAATTTTATAAAAAAAAGATATACTATTAATTTATCAGATCCTCCAGAAGATTGGAATGTTGATAAATGTAAAGAATTAGCACACCAAAATAATAGTAATTTCTTTTTAGTTGGAGATTTTAGTAAAAATTTAATTGATGCTTCATATAATTGTTATATTTTACAACCAGATGCTATTACAAATTATAATTATAAAAAAGTTATAAAACATTTAATATCTCCTATTAATGAATTTATTAATGAAATTTTTAGTAGTACAACAATAGATGTTGGTAGTAATCCTAATTGTATTAGAGCATCTTCAGAACCACATAATTCTTTAAATAATATAGTTGCAAACAATGATACTTTTGTATTATATAAAGCAGATTTTATAAGAAATTCATCATTAGATTTAACTCAGTTAAAATCACCTGTTTTTTTTATTAATAAAAAAAATAATTATGAACAAAATCATGAAACAAATGTTAATACTTATATACAGGATATTAGTAATGAATTAGCTAACTGGTGTACAAATAGAAGTAAACTATTAATTGAGGCTATTAATCCTAAAGTACAAATCTTTATAAATTATTATAATGAAATGAATAATCTTTCAGTTGATTTATATAACAATTTAGCAAATTTAAGACAAGTATTAAATTCATATATTGTTTATTTAGATAATTTTGAAGATAATTTAGAAAGAAAAAAACGTATTTTAAAAAAATTAAAATCTTCTGGAAATGGAAATAATGGAAGATTAGAAGATAATTTTACTTTAATAAGAACAAAATATATTGAAATTAGTATTTTAGTAATAATAATTATTACTACACTTATTTTTTCATTAAAAAAAAAATAAATTTATATATTAATTATAAATGGAAAATACTAAATTATTTAGAATAGATGAACAAAATCATCATTTGCAACAAAATCAAGAATTAAATAATGAAAAAAAAAATAATATTAATAACACTAATCTAGAAATCATAAGAGAAAATTTTTATTCAAATATTGATGAAAATTCTAATCTATGTAATAAAAAATATTCTTTAATTAATGAAACTGAAATTAATTCTGATATTAAAATAAAAAAAAATGTAATGTTTAATGATAATAATAATATTTTTAATAACAGTAGTAATAATAGTAATAATAGTAGTAATAATATTTTAAATATTATAATTAATATTTTTTATTTTATAATTATTCTTTCATTATTAGTAAAAACTATTTACAATAAAGATTCTAGCAATCTTATACATGTATTACTTTATACATTTATTTACATTTTAATAAAAATAATAATTTAAAAATATTAATAGAGATAAAGATATTTATTAATATTTTGTTAAAAAATTTTAATACTATATTATAATATGACAAAATCATTTATTAAAGAAGCATATACTAATTTATGCCAAGATAAAGAT